CGAGATAACCGACCACCGTGCTGATGACGAGATAGATCACGCGGCGAACGAGGGGCAGGTCGCGTGAGCTGGTGACGAAGAGCGCGGCGCCCGCCACCGCACCGACCAGCGCGTTGCCATCGACGCCGGGCAGAAGCGCGGTGGTGGCGGTGGCGGTGCCCAGCACGGTGGACGTGGTCAGCGTGGCAATCGTGGGTTCGGACATCGTCAATCCCATAGCTGGATCGTGGACAGCACCCGCGTGCCCACGTCCTGGGCGTCGGGCAGCACCACCGGCGTGCCCATCGGCAGCACCGGACCGAGTGCGGCGAGGCCGCGGTTCATGTCGTAGACCGTCTCGACCACACCGGCGGTGGTGCCGAACACGCGCCAACAGATCGCGTCGACCGTGTCGCTCTGCTGCGCGTAGACGGTTTGCGTCATCAGAGCAGCTCCACCACGTTGCGCGGCCGGCCGAGAATGTCGGCCACCGCCCAGCGCGCATTGCGCCGGAAATCGTCGGCGGAGTCGGCTTCACCTTGGGCGCGATAGTCGCCGGCACGGGTGTTGTCCCAGTCGCGGTACTTCTCGGCGATATCGGCCTGCACCGTGCTGGCCACGGCACGCAGGTAGCGATGCACCAGGGCGCTCGCGCCGGCGAGCGTGTCGCCCACATCCGCAGCGCTGTCCCAACCTTCGCCGATGCGCGCGGCCTTGTAGGTCGCGAGCTGCGTATTGACGTCGAGGATCGCCTCGATCGTGCTCGCACGCAGCCGCTCGGCGGTGACGTTGCCGGTCAGGCGGGTGGACGCGCGCAGCATGGCGAGATCCACATCGGGCCAGAAGCCATCGTTGGCGATGACGCCGTCACTGGTCGAGGGTGGTGAAACGGTACCGCCGTTGGCGATCACACTGCCCATGGGTGTCCTTTCAAAAAAAATCCGGCGGTGGACGGGTGGGTCACGGAGCGCTAAGCGCAGTTCACCACCCGTGCCGCCGGGGCGCCGGGGGGAGGCTCAGGGGCCGCGCGAACGCGGCGAGGGGTGGCCGGCCGACGGGCCGGAGTCCAGTTGACGCAGTCGGCGCTCCACCTGCTCGATGTCTTTTTTTGCACCGACCTTGTCGTGCAACTCCACCGCACGGCGCAGGTGGACCAATGCGCGTTGCGGGACGTGCTCGGCCTGGTGTCGCCCGATGGCAAAGTGCAACTTGGCGCGTACCTGGTCGGGCATGTCGCGCGCCGCGGTGAGCGCCAGGATGGTTTCCAGCACGTCGACGTCAAACGGCTTGCCGGCATCGTAGGCCTTCAACGCTTGCACCGCCGGCTCTTCCGCAATGAGCGTGGCCGGCGTGCGCTCGAAGCGATCGGGGAGCGAGAGGTTGTGGTCGAGCACGTAGCGCGCGACATCAAGTGCCCCGGCGTAATCGCCGATGTCGATGCGCCAGGTCAGCACATAGCCGAGCACGTCGTCCTGCACGCCCTGACCGCTGGCGAGCACGCCGGCGACGTAGTCGGCGTAGTCATCGAGGATCTCGCGCTTGATCGCAATCTTGCGTTCGACCGACTGCACCTGGTGCAACCGGCGACGGTCGGCATCGAGCTTGGCACGCATCAGGCGATGCGCGCGGGAGGTGGCGTCGTCCACCACCGCACCGGGCGCCGCCTGCGCGGTCGCCCGGGCCGCTTCCACACGCATCAGGTGCGCTTGGGCGGGAGAGAGCGTCATGGCTACAGCGCACCGCCAGGCGTGGTCGACCAGTTGCCGAGTACGATGTTCTCGATCAGTACCGCGCCCTGCAGGCGTTCGACCACATACGCGTCGTTGCTCGACTGGTAATCGGCCACACGGTCGTAGTCGGGCTCATCACGCAGCAGGCGGCGGCGTGCACCGGCCTGGTAGTAGATCGAGAGATTGTCCGGGCGGGTGATCAGGAGCTTGTCGCCGGGAAAATAGGGAAGACCCAAGCCCTGCAGGCCGCCCATGGTCTTCTGGCTCACCAGGATTTGCGTGGCCAGCTCATCGGTCGCGCGCTGCGTCTGGTTGATCTTCGGGAAGTACTTGTCGTGCATCAGCTTGCGGCCCACGTGGACGCGAAGGCCCGTGTCTTCCTGGAACCACGGCGCCAACAGGAGGAGCGCGTCGTAGACCAGGGCGTCGAGGTTTTCGTAGTCGCCACCGGGGCCGACACGCACCTGCTTGCTGCCCGCCTTGGCCTCGCTCATCACCTGCGCCGGAGCTTGCTCGCGCAGGATTTGCAGCCAGCCCTTGTTGACGTCTTGCAGCAGCGGGTTCTTGCCGATGTCGGTGTCGTCGGCCACGCTGGTGCCATTCCAGCCGATCATCAAGCGATCCAGCGCCTGCTGCTTGACCAGCATGGTGGAGAGGCGCGTCTGAAAATCCGGGAACTTTGCCCACGCATCGAGCGTGGCGTAGGGGAAGGAGGTGTCGAAGTTGGTCTGGTAACAGGTGTAGGGCTGTGCATCCATGTCGCCCAGATAGCGCGGCGTGCGCTTCTTGTTGTCGGAGGTCTTGGTGCGGCTCGCGACCGGACCGGAGACGCCCAGATGCAGCTTCTCGCCACTCTTTTCGGTGACGGGGTGCACGTTGACCATCGCCAGGTAGTCGCTCGACTCCTGGATGCGGTTTTCCATCGTCTGCTGCACGGACGGCTGGACGTCGAATTTCTCCGACGCGCTGGCCACGCCATTGAGCTTGGCCACCTGGGTGGCGAGGGCATGGAACTTGACGCGGGTGTCGTTCTTCATGGGTGTCCTTGTGGGAAGCGGGGAAGGCGAGACGCGTGGGGCTTAGAAGTCGGTGAGCGCGTCGTCGGTGCCGGTGGCGAGCGGGCGCGTGGCCGTCGAGGCGGGCGTGGTGTTGAACGCCTGCTCCAGTGCCGCGAGGCGCGTCGTTATGTCCGCGAGCTGCTGACTACGCGCCTTGATCTCGGTATCCACCTGCTCGAACTGACGTGCGGTCTGCGCGCTCTGTGCTTCGCCGTGTTCGGCGACTTCTTCCAGCGCGGCTTCGATGTCCGAGAAACGCGCCTCGTCACTCACGCTCTTGCGTGCGAACAGCTCGCGGATCTTCGCGAGCACGCCCGACTTGGCTTCGGGTTCGTCCACAAACTCGATCACCGTTTCGACGGCGGCGGAGAAATGGTTGTCCGGATGCAGCTTGCGTGCGGCGAACGGATTGGCGTCCGGGTTGGAGGCGGCGAACTGCAGCATCTCGGTACCGAGGCTGGCCGGGTTGTCGGTAACGGCCAGGCCCACCAGGTATGCCTTGCCGGTATCGGCGAACTTCGGGTTCACTTCGATGGAACTGAAGACTTTCTGCCCGCGCTTGGTCATCGCGACCAGGTCATCGGTGGGGGTGATTTCGGCGAACAGTTCCAGCTTGCCCTCGGCGTTCTGCGACTGAGAGAGCGCATCCACAAAGCCGTAGTTGCGGAACGGGCCATCGGGCAGCACGCCACGGATGTGTTCGAGGTTGATCGTGGCGCGGTACTTGGCCGGGTCGTAGTGCTCGGCCATCTGCGCGATCCATTCGCGCTGAATGGTGCGGCCGTCGACCGTGGCGCCTTCGGTCGCAATGCGGAACTTCTTGGATTTCTTGGCCATGCAACGAGCCTCGGTGACGTGGGGGCGGGAATAGGTCGCCAGCATCGATAGCGCCGCACGCAGCGGCAACGCGGCGCGGTTCTGTACCTCACGCATAAGAACAACGCGCGGCCCAGTGCACGCACGGGCGTCCCTACGCTGTCGGCCATGCTCATGCCTGCCGTCGCCACCGATCCGCGCACCGTTGCCCGCAGCCTGTATTTCCAAGGCTGGAGCGTGACGGCGATCGCCGAGTACATCAGCCAGGCGCGCTCGACGGTGGAATCCTGGAAGCAGCGCGACGGCTGGGCCGGTGCGAAACCGATCGATCGCGTGGATGCGGTGCTGGAAGCACGCCTCTGCCAGTTGATTGCGAAGGATCACAAGGACGCGCACGACTTCAAGGAGATCGATCTTTTGATGCGCCAGGTCGCGCAGATCGCGCGCGTGCATCGCTACGAAGCGCCGGGCGGTCATGAAGGCCACCTCAACCCAAAGGTGGCCCACCGCAACGCCGGTCCGAAAAAGAAGCCGCTCAAGAACGACTACAGCCCCGAGCAGGCGACGCGGCTACATGAAGCCTTCATGGATTCGTTGTTCGCGTATCAGCGCCAGTGGCACGAAGCCGGGCTTGCGCAGCGCATCCGCAACATCCTGAAATCGCGCCAGATCGGTGCGACCTGGTATTTCGCGCGCGAGGCGCTGGACGATGCGATCGTCACAGATCGCAATCAGATTTTCCTGTCGGCCAGCCGCGCGCAGGCCGATGTATTCCGGCAGTACCTCACGCAGTTTGCGAAGGAGGCG